GGCCGATGGCACGCTGCGTAGCGCCGACAAGGTGTTCCTCGATGTAGCTGATCGCTTTGCTCAGTTGCGTGATGGACCGGAGAAGGCAGCGCTGGCGATCAAGATCTTCGGCAAAGCTGGTGCCGAGCTGATCCCAATCCTGAACCTCGGCAGCAAGGAGATCCAGCGCTTTGGCCTCGGCATTGGTCCCGACTTCGCCAACAAGGCTGATGCGTTCAATGATCAGCTAGCTCTGATGAAGGCACAGACCACTGTGCTCACCGTGCAGATCGGATCAGCACTCCTCCCGGTGATGAGTGGGTTGGTGAGTGTGCTCACGCAGGCAATCACCTTCGTCGGCAATCTTGCAGGCGAGTTTTACAAAGCGATCGGCGGCGCAGCAGGATTGCAGCAGGTGGCTGCCGGTCTGATCAAGACGATGGTGGTGCTCGGCGGTGTGACTGCTGGCGTCTTTATCGCGACCAACATCACAACCTTTACCAACGCAATGAAGGGGCTGCGCGTGGTGATGCTTGGAATGCTCAGCATCGAGCGGGCAACACTTGCAGTGCAAACAGCACGCGCCGCGGTGCTTAGTTTGATCACTGGCCTGCAGACTCCTGGACCTGCGCAGGCGAAGGCGCTTGGTGTGATTGGAGGCGGCGCTGTCGGTTTGGGGTTGGCTGTCAGTCTTGGCAAGCTGATCGATGATCTCATGAAGAAGATCGGCACCGGCATCTCGGGGGCGCTCACGATGCCCAACATCCCGACACCTCCGCCCGGCACAACGCCGGATCTGAGTGGCTTGCGGACGGGCGACAGTGGTAAGAAAAAGAAGGCAGATGATGAAGCCAAGCGTCGGCGTGATGCCTTAATTGATTCGGCTAACGCATTGAAACAATCCCGCGCTGAGCTGCAGATTGAAAGGGAAATGGATCCAATGCGCAGGATCCAACTGGAATATGCCGAAAAGCGCCGAGTGGTAATCGCCAATGCTGACAAAGCATTGCGCGAGGCACTGAGCGGTGAACAGCAGGCCAACATCCAGCGGACTAGATCGGTCGATCTTCAGAAGCTACAAGTTCAAGAAAGCAATGCGCTCATCGAAAAATTCAAGGAGCTGAAGGGTGCCGGCTTTGAGGCTGCCATGAGCGGAGAGTTGTTCTATGTATCTGTAGAGAAAACAACGTCGGTGATGCAAGACTTCAGTGCAGGCATTGATTCCTACATTGAAAGCATGGGAACGCTAGGCACTAACCTCAGCAATTTGGCTCAGAACGGTTTCAAGGGGTTAGAGGATGCGATCGTCAGCATGACTACAACGGGCACGTTCAGCTTCCAAGAATTTGCGCGATCCATTGTCGATGAAATTGTTCGCATGATTACCCGCCTGCTGGTGATTGCGCCTTTGCTTCAATACGTCCAATCGTTGATCAATCCAACCAAAGGGCTGTTTGGCATCCCCAAACTGGATACATCTATTGGGTTTGGTACGGGCGCTACTGGTTTTGCCAAGGGCGGCATTGTGAACAAGGCCACCATGTTCACTTTCGCCGATGGCGGCAGCGGTCGATTTGGCCTGATGGGCGAGGCCGGACCTGAGGCGATCATGCCGTTGCGCCGCGGCCGTGATGGCCGGCTCGGTGTGCAGGCTGCAGGCGGTGGCGTCAAGGTTGGCGAGATCAACATCACCGTGCAAAATACGGGTGAGAACCTGAGTCCACTTGCACAAAAGCAAGTCGCCACTCAGGTGCAGAATTTGGTCTTGGTCACACTGGCCAACGAGAAACGTAGTGGAGGGATGCTGCGATGACTGCGTTCATTACGCTCAACGATATGCCGGTGGCCTTGCAGACTACCGTTCGTCGAACGGTTCGCACCCAGCGGATGCAGTTTGGTGATGGCTATTCTCAGATCCTGACTGACGGCCTAAACGCTCAGCAAGAAACCTGGAACTGCAGCACTGGTCCGTTGACGCAGGAGCAGGCATACGGGATCGAATCTTATTTGTACCGGAAGAAAGGGCAATCGTTCACATGGACCCCACCTAATGCGACCAAGGCATTTGTCGGCCAGTTTGAGGGCGGCATCTTGGATCTTGGCTACACCAATCTGTCAGCTGTTACTTTGACTGGTTACACACGCCCAACCAATTACACCGCCAACCTCGCGACGGGTCGGCTCACTTCGGTCACGATCTCAAATCTGGTCGACGTGAATGTATCGCTAACATTGGCAGCACGCGACTACATCATCGAAAACGGCTGGGAGTTTTCTTTCATTAGCTGCAGTTATTACGTCCTCAACTTTGCCATGCGGCAGGTTTATGTATGACGCAGACGCCTCCTAACGCTCAAACCTTTAAGACGCAGCTTGCTGAGGTTGTCGATTTATTCACCGTCGACATCAGCGTATTGCTGCCAGCAGGCTCGACTGAACAGGCGATCTACCGATTCTGCAACTGGTCTCAGGTCAATGGCGCCGATGTGGTTTATGACGGCAACACCTACACAGCGTTGCCGATGCAGACCACTGGCTTTGAGCTGAGCACCAATGGGCAGCTTGAAAGGCCAAGCATCAAATTTGCCAACGTCGGCCTCGCCATCACTGGCCTGACCAATACCTACGACGACTTGGTTGGTGCCACGGTGCAGCGCATCCGCACGCTCACCACCTACCTCGATGGCCAGCCTGGCGCTGATCCTGACGCCTACTGGGGACCGGATGAATGGGTGATTGAACAGAAGGCAAGCGAGGACAAGCTGGCTGTGACCTTCCAGCTGGCTGTTCCGTTTGACCTTGAAGGCCGCAGCCTCCCCGGTCGCCGCCTGCTGCGCGAGCAGTGCCAGTGGATCTACCGCGACAACATCGGCTGCCACTACAACGGCGCCAGCTACTGGGACGCCAACGACAACGTGGTAGGTACTTTGGCGCAGGATGCGTGCGGCAAACGGCTGGAGAGCTGCAAATTGCGCTTCGGCTCCGGTAGCCGCCTACCGTTCGGTGGCTTCCCCGGCTTGGTGGACTCGCAAGGCTGATGGAACTGACTACTTGGTCAAATCCGCTGACTGCTGCCCAACGGCTCGCCATGCGTCAGTACGCCGAAACCGCCCACCCACGCGAGACCTGCGGCTTCATCCTGCAAGACGGATCTGTGGTGGAGTGCGCCAACACCAACAACGAACCCGACACGTTCACGATCAGTGCCGAGGATACGGCTCTGTATTACGACGACGCCATTGCCTGCTGGCACAGCCATATCAATTACAACGGGTTCAGCGAGGCTGACCGTAAAGCCTGCAAACAACTCAATCTGCCGTATGCCGTTTGGAATTGCGGCGGCAGCGAGGCGTTCTGGCTTGACCCTCAACAGTCAGCCGGTCTGCTGGAGCGCCCTTGGAACTACGGCGTCTACGACTGCTACTCCGCTGTGCGGGATTGGTACTGGCAGCAGATGGGCGTGGAGATGGGCGATTACGAGCGCCAGTACGAAGGCGAATGGTCAACCCGTGGCTTCACGCACTTTGAGGACAATTTCGCCGCCGAGGGTTTTGTCCGCCTTCCGGTCACTGTGCCGCTGGAGCGCGGCGATGTAATCCTGTTTCGCATCAGGAATCAGAATTGCTGCAACCACGTCGCGGTCGTGGAGGATCCCAGCGCCAACCTGCTGTACCAGCATCTTGTTGGCAGGTTGTCTGGATTAACGGCATATAGCGGATACTTCCGCGAGAATACCTACATGGTGGTGCGGAGGCTCGGTTGATGGTCACAATCAGATTGCTGGGCGAGGCCGGGCGGCGGTTTGGACGCCGCTTCCAGCTTGCGGTTAAGACTCCTGCCGAAGCCGTACGGGCGTTATGCGTACAGATCCCTGGCCTGCGTCAATACATGGTTGATAGCGGAGAAAACGGCATCGCTTGGCGTGTGGTGACTGATCACGCCGAAGGTCTGACGGAGGAGCAGTTGATGTGGCCGATGAGCAAACGGCTAGTGCTGGCGCCTATACCCACGGGTCGAGGCGGAGGCGGAGGCGGAGTTGGCGCGATCATTGCTGGCGTTGCCTTGATTGCGTTCTCGCTATTGCTGCCTGGTGTCGGCGCGGCCATTGGTGGTGCCACCATGACCAAGATCGGTTTGTTCGGTGGCTTGCTGTTGTTTGGTGGTGTAGCCCAGCTTCTGACGCCAACTCCAACGATGCCGACAGTCACCTCCATGGGCGGGGGTGCAACAACAGGTCGCAGCGAATCAGACCAACTGAAGTCTTTTACGTTCGATAAATCCAACGCCAATACCAAGCAAGGCGAGGTTGTTCCTGTCCTTTACGGTGAGCGCATCATCGGAAGTTTGCCGGTGCTGTCGTTCGGCCTTGAGCTGCAGAACTACCTCTGATGGAAGACCTCAACAACCTGCCTGAGATCAGTGGTGCTGGCGGTGGCGCGTCTTCGCCTCAACCCACGGTCGTCCAGCAAACGATTGTTGCACCAACGCGGCAGCCTGTTGAGGAAGCCAACAACCTGTTTTCGGTTGCCTTTGCCAAGACTGTTTATGCAGTCAGCGAGGGTGAAATCGAAGGTTTCCCAAATAGTGCCGAGGAGGATATTTTCCTTGACTCCACGCCAATCCAAAACCCTGACGGCAGCAAGAATTTTTCGGGATACACAATCGACAGCCGCACTGGCACAGACGAAACTCAAACCCCGATGCTGGGGTTCAGCACTGTTGAAAACACTGTTGGCGTAAACACGGCGGTCACGGTTGCATCTGGTCCGATCACCCGCACGATCACCGACCTTGATACCGAGCGTTGCCGCGTCATCATCACGCACACGGCGCTGCAATCCACCAACGTTGATAACGGCGACATCCGCGCCACCAGTGTCAAATACCGAATCGCAGTTTCCGCCAATGGTGGACCGTACACCACCATTACCGAGCCTGAAGTCAGCGGCAAATCCAGCAGCCAGTTCCAGCGTGCTTACGAATTCGACCTAAGCGGCACCGGACCGTGGAGCGTCCGCGTCACCCGCATCACACCCGATAGCAGCAGCGCCTATCTGCAGAACGGGATTACTTGGCAAAGCTTTGCCGAAATTATCGACGAAAAATTTGCCTACCCCAACACCGCACTGGTGGCGCTGAAAGTTGACGCCCGCCAGTTCAACAGCATTCCCGATCTGTCCGTCCGCGTCCGTGGTAAGCGGGTACAAATACCTACTAACTATGACCCCGTAGCCCGCACCTACAGCGGTATTTGGGACGGCACCTTCACCACCGCTTGGACTGACAACCCTGCGTGGATCTTCCGCGACATTGTTCTCAACCCACGGTTCGGATGCGCTCGGTACATGCCGACCATCGCAATCGACCCTTGGTATCTGTACACCGTCAGCCAATATTGCGACGAGCAAGTTCCTGACGGCGAAGGCGGATACGAACCACGCTTTACCTGCAACGTCTACCTTCAGAACCCCGGCAGCGTCTACGAAGTTCTCAACGCACTGGCGTCGTGCTTCCGTGGTTTGGTCTACTACAGCCAAGGCAAGCTTTACCTGACGCAGGATCGCGCCCAGATCCCTGTTCAACAGTTCAGCGAAGCCAACGTTATCCAAGAGGTTGACGACAATGGCGTCGTTACTTCGCCCTGCTTCACCTACAACGGCACCGCCAAGACTGCCCGTAAATCTGTCGTTCTCGCCAACTGGGACGACCCCAATCAGTCCTATTCCAGCGTCACCGAATATCTGCAGGATGACACCCTGCTGGAGCGTTTTGGCTACAACCCCATTGACCTTCGCCTGCTGGGCGTCACTTCACGAGGCCAAGCACTTCGCGCAGCAAAACACACGCTATTCAGCAACCGCTACGAGACCGAGAAAGTCAGCTTCCGTATTGGCGCCGAAGGTCTTGCCGCCAGCGTCGGTGAAGTCATCCAGATCGCTGATCCCCTGAAGCAGGGTCAACGCCTTGGCGGTCGCGTCCGTGCAATCGACGCCGAAAACAACCGCATCACGCTGGACGCTGTTCTCAACCTCAACCCCGCCAACACCTACACGCTGACGCTGGTTATCCCTGACGGGCAAAAAACCACCAACCCAGACGGCACGATCACCACCCAGCCGAAGCTGCAGGTTCTCAACGTTGTTGATTATTCCAACCTCGCTGGTGCCAGCCAACTCAACAACATCGGCGCCCAAAACCTTGACCTTCTGATCACGCAAAGTGGCGACGAACTGGTGGGCTATGTCGTCCAAGACGATGACGCCTTCACGGTCATCCGCTGCAACGGCATTGTTGATACTCAAGTCGGTGCGTTGTGGGTGTTGGAGTGGCAAAGCCTTGAAGCCGCGCTGTACAAGATCATCGCCATCAGCGAAGTCGATCCGCTGGTTTTCCAAGTTGAAGCCGTCCAATACAACGCCAGCAAATACGGCTACGTCGATAACAATCTGCCGGTCGCCACGCCAAAGGACCGTTTCACTCTGACTGGCGCCAAACCGCCCACTGGTGTCTACGCCGAACTGGTTTATCGCAACGGCCAGAACCAAATCAGCGCCTATTGGACACCGCCCCAAACCAACGATGCCAACGATTTGCTGGTGCGCGGCTACCGCTATCAGTGGCGCCAGATCGGTGACACGGAATGGTCAGACATTACGCAGGTCTCATCCACCAACATCTGGCAGCCGATTGATAACCACGTCTTCGGGGACACCTACGAGTTCCGCGTTGCCACGATTGACCGCCTCGGCAAGCAATCCGACTTTGCCACTGCTGGTGTGGTTGGCTATCCCGCAATTCCAGACCTCTCCGATCCGGCCTTCAACGGCGTCATCCGCCACCAGAACCAGCCCGATGGCACCCAGCTTCTGATCGTTGACGCTGGCACCTGCCCCATTCCCGAGCGCGTCACGGGTTACCGCTGCTGGGCATTTCCAACCAACGTTCCAACCGTCATTCCGGGCGTCAAGGAACCCGCCGCCGATGGCTGGTACTTCCTCAGCGACATTCCGCTCACCGGCTACTACACCATTGCGTTCCACGCCCCCGGCGACTGGGAGATTCGCGTTGCCTTCACCAGTGCCATCTTCGGTGAAAACCCAACCGATTATCTGTACGACACGGTGGAGCGCGAGGAGATTGTGCCGCCAACGCCCAGTCTGTTCACCGTCGTTGAAAACACCAACAGCGGCCAGAAGCGTTTTAGCTGGCAGTTACCCCGCAGCCTGTACGGAAGCTGGGACCAAGGCGTGGTGTCCGATGTGGTGTCGTATGAAGTCCGCTACAAGCAAGGCGGCCTGATCAACAATGACCCAGCAACCACATGGGAACAGGGGATTGAGTTGTATTCCGGTGGTGTGACCGCCGCGCAGCAGTGGTTTGAGACCAGCTTGTTTGACACCGATGAATGGACCGTAATGGTCAAATCGGTGGATGCCACCCAATGGCGCAGCGACACTCCAGCCACCATCCTGCTCAACGTTGGCGCCCCGCCAATCAGCAACGCCGTCTACGACGAGTGCATTGATGACACCACTTGGCCGGGCAGCTTTGTTAACGCTCAAGTTACCGACAACTACTGGCTCGTCACGCAAAGCGGCACCTACCTCACCACTCAAAACGGCATTTACATCACCGGCGACACCGGCGTCTACAGCGTCCAACAAACCGATCCCGCCGTGGATGGTTACTACCGCTGGAACTTCGATAACAACTTCCTAGAAAGCGCCATCCTGATTACCACCACCGCTGAGGCCACCTACCAGCACAGCATTGGCGCATTGGTTGGTGCAGACACTGTTCTGTTCCAAGAAAACGACGATGATATTTTCCAAGAAAACGACGATCAGATTTTTGCTGAGCAACGCACCTACGGCGCTGGTGTTCTCTCTGGCGAATCTTCTGGCATCCTGCACCCCTATGCGCCCTATGAGCGCCTGATCGAAGACGTGTACCAAGTGCAGACGTTGATTCGCAGCAAGGATGGGGAATCGCCCGGCGCCATCACGGGCATCTGCTTCGAGCTGGATTACCCCGATGTAATCGAGTCCCAGAACGACGTAGCGATCAGCAGCAGTGGAGCTGGAACTGCCATCCCGCTAACCAAGCCATTCCGTGCCGTCAAGTCCGTTCAGGTCACGCTGCAGGACACCGGAACCGGCGCCATCAACGCCATTGTTCTGTCCAAGACCACCAGCAGCGTTACAGTGAAGTGCGTCAATAGTTCTGGTACAGCAGTGGCTGGACTGATCGACATCACTGTGGTGGGGTACTGAGATGGCTGGCTTACGGATCTCCCAGTTACCCGCCGCAACAGCGATTGCCAGCGCGGATCTCCTGCCATTTTCCAGCGTCAGCGGCTCCCAGACTCGACGCATCACAGCCAACAACCTTGCACTGGCACTGGGTTTGCTTGGCACAAGCGTTGGACCGACGCAGCCTTCTACCCCCGCCAACGGTCAGCTCTGGGTCGATACCAGCAGCAACCCACCGCTGCTCAAGGTTTGGAATGGCGCCACGTTCACCATCGTCTCGTTCCAGCCCGGCGCGTCGATCATCACCAGCCCATCAGGCACGGCACCTAGCAGTCCGGCACTGGGTCAGTTGTGGCAAGACACCAGCCAGACGCCCGACGAACTGAAGATGTGGGACGGCACCAACTGGGTGCGCGTGGATCCCGATGGCATCGACCAGACCTTTGCGGATGCCCGTTACCTGCAGATCACCACTGCAGCCAGCACCTACCTAGCCAAAGCTGGTGGAACGATGACCGGCAACCTCACGCTGGTGGGTAGTCCCAGTACCACGAACATGGCTGCCAACAAAGGCTATGTCGATACTCAGGTTGCATCCATCACGCCAACCGACATGACACCGGCTGGCACCATCATCTGGAGCGCACGCAATACCGCACCAACCGGCTATCTGAAGGCCAACGGTGCAGCAATTAGCCGCACAACTTACGCCACATTGTTTAGCGCCATCGGCACCACATTTGGCGCAGGTGATGGCTCCACCACCTTCAACGTGCCGGATCTGCGTGGTGAATTTGCCCGTGGCTGGGACGACGGACGTGGCATCGATACGGGTCGCACCTTTGGGTCCGCGCAAGCCAGCGCCAACTTGGCTCACACGCACGGCATCACCGATCCGGGTCACGTTCACAGTTACGACGGTGGCGTGTTGAAGGGGTGTCTCAACGATTCCCCACCGGATGACTACGCCAACAGTGGTGGCACTACAGCGTCAGCCGTGACCGGCATCACCATCAACAGCAGTGGTGACACCGAGGCACGACCCAGAAACATCGCGCTGCTGGCTTGTATTAAGACTTGAGCCGCGCCTAAACTCAACCTACCGGAGCATCAACGATGGCTACCACCAAGATCACTGACCTGACGGCTTACACAGATCCGGTCAATACGGATGTGCTGCCGATTGTTGACGTCACCAGCGACGTGACCAAGAAGGTCAGTATCGCCAACGTGATGAAGAACGCCAGCCTCGGCTCCAACACGGCGCCCGGCATCGCGTTCGACGGTGACCCCAATACCGGCATCTATTCCCCTGGCGCCGATCAGGTTGCGGTGACC